GTCAAAATACTTCTCAAGAATAAACGATTCCAACAGTGTGCCGGCTTCCATCGCTTCCGAAGTTTCAAACGACTCCTCAATAAGTCCAGTCTTTTTAGCCCACAAAGTGTAAGCCGACTCCCACTTATTCAAGCCAGCAATCGTGCCAATCTCAGACCCACCCAAACCCGTTTTACGCAGCTCGTGCCATTGTGCCGAACCTGAAGGCAAATTTCCCAACCATTCGGCCGCAACCAATCTGTTATCAAAATTTTCACAAATCATCAAAAAACTCCTAAAAAAGAAACTAGAATCACCATACAAACCCGTAAGGACATTGAATGATAGACATACACAACAAACGAGTAGACGTTATCTGCGACCGTTGCAAAACCCGACTTTTTGAGTTCCTCAACAAGACCGAGGACTTCCCCGAAACTATCAAACAGGCTGAAGAATTGGCTTTAGATCACGACTGGCGACGTGCCGACGGTAAGGATTTGTGCAACAAATGCAAATAAGCAAATTTTATGAAAAAGTGCAGGAGGTTGTGCCGCCTTGTTGGATGCAACCCGACCTTTTTGACCCCGATATTTTCGTCAAACTACACCCAGGCGGCTTGAATAATGACCTTCAGATGCGCGCTCAAGCTCGCAACCTTGCAAAATCGTTATGTGCCGAATGTCCACTTCAAAAAGAGTGCCTAGAGGTCGCTTTGGCTAATCGTGAACCGGCAATGATTTGGGGAGGCTATACGCCCGAGGAACGCCTCGAAATGCTCAAAGGTAGATAGACCCATAAATAGCCCTAAAAGCCGCGTAGAAGGCTCACAAGGCGTTTTTGACCTATTTCTTAGCGTCTTTAGCCTGTTCCTCAATCGAATCAGCGGCCTTTTTAAACGCCCGTTGCAAATCCGACACCAAAACACGCATATTCGAGATCATTGTGCGGCCAATCTCACCAAAAACAAGCATCAAACCGCCACCCACCATAACGATAATGCCATTCACCCAGTTACCCGTTATCGCACCCATAGCTGCACCGGCAGAACCAGCAACAAACACTAAAGCAACAGTGAACCAGACGAACCAGCCGACCAGTTTCAAAACAATCTTTAAACGCTCCACAGTATCTATTTTACTGTCGGGTATTTTGGTCGGCCGACACCCATAATCACTGAATAGTTACGAACGCAACGTTTCACTGTGCCACCGTTTGAGTGTGAAGCGTCTGAAGTGTTACCTTCGATAGTTTCAACGGTTTTAGCTTCAGGGTTATTTTTTACAACAATGCCGACGTGGTCTTGTTCGCCGTCGTGATCCCAGTCAAAGAATACGAGGTCGCCCATTTCGGCTTGTTCGACCGGAAACCAGGCTTTTTTCTTTTTAAAGAATTGAATGAATGAACCGCAGCTTGCAGAGCCTTTAGCGGTTTGCGCACCAGCGATCAGTGAACCGTAACCTGCCTTGTTGATGCAGTAGCTTGCGAACTCGGCACACCAGGCAGTGTGATTAGCCCCAAACCACTTACCAAACATATTGTCCTTGTTTGGACCTTCGACATAGCCGACGTGCTTCTTGGCTTCCTGGATAACTTCGTATTGTGCGGTCATTAGATGTTTCCTTCTTCCATTTCGGCAGCACACACGGTTAGGGCTGCTTTGATTGCGGTGATAGCGTCACGGGATGCTTGGGCTTCGGCACTGTCGCCGGCACCAGCAGCCTCAAACTGCTTCAACAACAGTTCGTGCTGATAACCCTCAACATTCAGGGAAGCGATACGTTGCTCTAGCAGTGAACGCTTAGTGTCGATTGGAACGTTGAACTCGGACATTTGTTTTCTTTCTATTCGGCGGCTTACGTTGGGATGTTGTCTAAGATTGTGGTTTCGGCACCAGCGGCACCTGCACGAACAACAAGTTTCATCGTGTTGGCGTTAGTTCCGTCACGGAAGTAAAGCGTTCCGATACCTGCACCTGGGTTAGTAGTTGCAGCAGTTTCTTTAGTCAAAACAAGTTCAGCACCTGAGTTTGCTTGACGTAAACGCCCAGAGTTACCTTGAATGTTCACCGACAAACCGAAAATGTCGCCCGTCGAGTTCACACGTGCCATAAGCACGTCGGCGGATGAACGCCATTCAACGAGGTTGCTTGCTTGTGAGGCTGCTGCCTTGATAATCAAAGCCGACGTGCCTGCCGAACGAGAAACAACAGAAACCTGAGCATCAACCGACACCGAGCCTGCAACCGTCTGAGCACCAGTAGTCGCATTCGCATACGAAACCGTATTAGACGTAACCGCTGTAACAATGTAAGTGCCGTTATAGCCTGTCGGGGTTACACCAGCAACAGTGATACGATCCCCAACAGCCAGGTTATGTGCCGACGTTGTTGTAATCGTTGCGGTTGTGCCTGTGCCTGACGCAGCGGTTGTGGCTCCACCGACAGCAGTGGTTAGGGGAGCGGTAGTGCCTGTATAGATTTGAGCGTTAGCGTTACGACCACCCTGAACCACCGAGGCTGCCGAGAAATAAGAAGCAAGGTCACCAATCTGGTTAGCGGTAGAAGTATTCACCACAGCCAATGAAACACGGTTAGAGTTCGCCTGGTTGATTGTGAAGTGACCCAGACCGCTGATAGTGGTTGAGCCGACAGTCATTCGGTTGAATGTGCCGATAGAGCCAGCCGAGTTGATGATGGTCTGTGGTGACCCTGTGGAGTCCTGCCACTCAGTGAGGTTGGCACTTTGGCTCGCCGCAGCTTTCACGATAAACGCAATGTTGGTCGCAGCAGTTGCAGTCACACCAAGGTTGTTAGACGCAAAACCAGCCGATTGACCGAACCAGCCACCGATAGTTGAAACCACAGCACCAGTCGAACCGACACGGGCGACGACGTTGGCGTTTGAATCCTGGAACTCAGCGAGGTTGGCTGACTGAGATGCAGCACCGCGAACAGCAAGCCCGACAGTGGTTGCTGCAGGAGCAATAGACGACAACTGAGCAATCGCAACGTTACCACCGGCACGAACCGCACCCGAAGTATAAATCGAGAAGCCTGAAGTCACACCAGCCGATGCACTACCACCGCTGTTCTGAATCTGCAGAACGTCAGTTGACTGACCGCTTGCAGCCTTCACAGCCAAAGCAAAAGTGCTAGATGATGCAGGCGTTAGTGTCTGCGTGCCAGTAAAAGTCTGGTTGCCAGTTAGCAACGCTCTAGCAGCAAGGTCACTTGTCAAGTTAGTAACCTGCGACTCCGAAATAGTCAAAGCAGTCTGGTCGATACCGATAGTCGCTGAAGTGGATGAGCCAGTGTTAGTGATTGGTGCGGTTACAGCGATAACGCCACTAGGTCCTTGTGGACCTGTCGCACCTGTTGCACCTGTTGGGCCGGCAGGACCCTGTGGACCCGTAGCACCCTGTGGACCAGTCGCACCCGTGGCACCCGTGGCACCAGTAGCACCCTGGGGAATCGTAAAGTTCAGAATCGCAGCTGACGAAGTGCCAGCATTAGTGACCGACGCAGACGTGCCAGCGGCACCCGTAGTCGTCGAACCAACAGTTACCGAAGCGGCAGCACCAGCAGCACCAGTCGCACCCGTAGCCCCTTGAGGACCCTGCGGCCCCTGTGGGCCAGCAGTCGCAACAGAAACCTGAACCGGCGACTCGACTACATCAACATTGACGGCCGTTTCATTGACCGAAACAGTCGTAACCGACTCAATGACGGAAACAACAACATCACTCAACGAGTAACACCACCAGTAACAGTAAACGCACCCTGCAACAAACGAGTAACAGTCGCACCCTGATAAAGCTCGAGGTCGTAAGCGTAAGAACCAGCATCCACAGCACCCGTCACAGCGGCCGTAATCGCCACCTGGATAGTTCCAGCAGTTCCACCCAAAACAATCCCTGAACCGCCCGTAGAAAGACTAATAAGGGCTGTTCCAGCGTCAGCACCGGCACGAACCTGCAACGCTGCCGTATACCCCGTCAAATTCACCGCAGTTCCGCCATTCGTGTAAGTGAAAGTGCGGTCAAAAGTAACCCCTTGAGGGCAAACAATGTCATAAGTTCCAGGGTTAATCACGCGAAAGACCTCACAATAAAATAAACGACAGCCGAAGCAATAGCCGACGACAAAATCGATGTAATCCAAGCCGACTGGTAACGAGCCTTCTCCAACTCACGCAACCTATCCTCGTGATCAGAAATTTGGTCAATTTTCGACTCAATAACCGCCAAACGAGTGTCTATACGGACTAGCAGTGTCGAGTTGGTTGGTTTAGGTTCATCCATTAGCCTGCTGCCGTTCCCGAAGTCATTTGTGTAGCCGAATAGTAAACGGTTGCGTCAGTTCCCGAAGCACCCGAAACGTTAAACACAGTCACCGTCGCTGACCCTGCCGCCACCGATGTTGGCGAACACACGTAACGCGGTGAAGTAGTCCAAGCCTGCAAAATAGGTGCAACACTGAAACGCCCACTAGGAAAAGTAATGTTTACAGTTGTTGAAGTCTGTGTAGCCAAAACACCTGTGGTTGTGTTGCCTGTGCCGGTTGCCTGCGCGTAGCTGCGTGGAACCCAAGCCGACCCGTTATATGTTTGAATCTGGTCAACGTCTTTGATGTAGGCAATCATCCCCTCGGAAGGTGACGGAACAGCCGAATCGCGCGCGGTTGCTGAAGCAAAAACCATCACAGTCTGCTGCATAAGGTAAGTGTTCACGTCAGACGCGGAAAGCACCTGACCTGCACTAAAAGTTTTGAATCCTGCACCAGCCATAAGACCATTTTACCTTTGATTAGTAACCAAGTTCGTTAGTGTCCAAGACACCAAAGTTGTTCGAGTCAAGTCTAAAGTATTGACCAAACTCTGCCAGGTTGAGCGTTGTAAGGAATCGTTCTGGCGTGATTTCGTGCGAAACCCCAACAACACGCTGATATTGGGTTATTGCTGATCCGATTGCTGACGGTGTGTAAGTGACTTGCGCGGCCTGCCAAATGTCTGTGCCTAACACGGACACCTGGTTAGCAGCTGAGAGCGCGTCAACACCGAAAGTCACCGAATCAAACCTTAGTGACGGTGAATCGTAGATGCTCAAATAATAGTTAGCCAAAGCCAAAGCGTTAGTGTTATCGGCCGTCAAAGAAGGGTCAATAGTCAAAATACGTGAACCGTAAGCTGTTCCCTGCGAGTTAGCGACCGTCTGAGCAGTTCCAGATAGCGGATTTACGACCGTCGAAGTGTAGAGCGTGTCTGATCCGTAAACGACACGAATCTGCTCGTAAGGGATAGCAGTGCCGCCATTATCGCCCACAACAATCGCGTTCTTTTGGTTAGCGTTGTAGGTAGTCACAATCGTTAGCGTTGATGCCGAGTTGCCGGAAGTTCCCTGCCAAGCCGAAGTAAAAGTCTGAGTCGCAGTGTTAGACGGTGTGAAAGTGCCATCAAAATATTCAGCCAAATAAGGTGTCGCCTCAATAAGTGCCGCGTCAACAAAAATGTTTGTGTATTGCCCATCAACCGACAAATAAGCCGTCTGCCCCGTTTTCGTGCAAGGCACCGTCACATTGAAACGAGTCCAAGCACCCGACGGCAAAAACTGTGTCTGTGCCTGCACGTCAAGATTTGCTGAACCGCCAGTCTTTTTGAAACCAGCAGTCAAAGTCACATTCTGACCACTCAAAGCATCCGAATAAACCCAAACGCTGAAAGTATAGGCAGTGTTAGCTTGCCAAGTAGTCACAGAATCGCTGTAAAGCACCCCGTAAAGCGTTGACGGTGCAACAGGTGGCAAAACATCCCACTCAGTGAACGAACCACCCTGCAACGACCAGGTGCCTTTATACGCCACAGTATTGACGCGCGTGCCAACCCAGTTAGTTGTGTTGTTAGCAATCGACGGATTCAAGTTCAGGTTGTAACGATAGGTGGTGGTTGTTTGAGGCACTTCCGAAGCGGCCTGACCCTTAAACGCAACCTTCCCATCCTCACTAATGAAAACAGCCCCACCTTCAGACTCTGCGACAGTCTGCAAATAATCCCAAGCCGACGTTCCATCCGTAACAGTGTCAGCACCCAAAGTTACTAGACCGGCACTGATGTCACGCAAAGACCCAGACCAACTTACTTCTGCACGATCCAAAACACGTGTTACACGGTCACTCGACAACTCTTGAGTCCAAGTAATAGCTGGAAGGTTCGCTCTACTCAAGCGGCTAATAGCGTCATACGCGGTCAAAGTTGCGGTCGCGTCAGCAACAATCTGATAATCGTAAGACCAAGAATCAACAAAGCCAACAAAAATGATTTGACCGCCAGAAGTTACACGCACCGACGCTTGCGGTTTCACTTCCCCATAAAACGGGCTAGACGCGTAATACGGGTCAAAAGCTCGAGCATTATTATCCAAAACGATAGTGCAAGAACCAGCCTGGAATGTATCCGTTTCGCGCACAATCCCACGATTTATCGAAACCGAACGAGTATAAGCCGTAATATCCTGATAAACATACGCGCCTGCCGACTGAGTAAAACCAAACTCAACCTTTGTGACTGGTAAACCCATTATTTACCGCCGTTGATTAGACCGTTTTTCTTAAACGCTTTATGCACTAGGCGAACAAAATCATCGGGAGTTGAACCGTAAGAGTTCACAACGATAGTCACGTTCTTGCCGGTTGAAATACCCGAACCAACAGGGCCAGTCGCTTTAGCCCCGAAACCGAGCGAGTTGTAAAGGTCAGTAGGGATTTTTTTGCCATTCAAGAATTTGTTTTTTTGTGCATCGGTCAAATTGAATTGTTTAGTGCCACCGCCACCAGCGGTCATCATTCCCAAACCAAGCACTGCCAAAGGTGACAAAGTAGGTAACTGTGGGCCAATCATTCTAGGCGAAACTGATGCAGGATTACCGGTAGGCAAGATACCAGGCACACCCGTTCCACCAGGGCCACCTTTAGCACCCGTCAAAACAGCCACAGCACGCACAAGGTTAGAAATAGCGGTTCCAGCTGAAGCGAGCATCAAAATACCCTTCAATGCCACAAGAGCAGGCAAAGCGTTCACCAACGCCTTCACAACGTTGCCAAAGCCCTTTATAGCATTACCGTCACCGAAGAGTGCAAAGAAGTCTTGAACATCCTTAAAGGCGGTGTGAACAGCGTCTTTGATATCTTTGAACATCTTGCCAGCATCAGTCTTAGGATTACCAACTTGATCTAAGAAATTCGAAACCGCCGGCACAACTTTTTGAGTCAAATAATCAACGAATTGAGTGACCATCGGCAACAGCAACTTACCAAACTTTTCTTTCAATTCATCAGTTGCTACTTTGAACCGGTCGAACGGGTCAGCCGCCAAAGCCGCAGCACCCTTCACCGATGCAGCAAAAGCATCAACCCCACCCTTAGACTTCTTTAGTTCAGGAGCCAAACGATACAGCGAAGTAGTCTGCCCGTTAGTCGCCTTAATCAAAGCCTGCAAAACAGTGTTCAACGGCTTACCAGTAGCAGCCGCACCATCCAGGGCAATCTTTAGAAGTTTCTGACCTTTAGCCAAAGACCCAGTGCCACGCACAGCATTAGCCAACGCAGGTCGCAACTTATCATCAACAATTCCCACAACCATCGACAAACTACCAAGCCACTTCTCATTCGTGCTGATCTGTGACTTAGTTGCGTGAGCAGTGCTTTTCAGCTGACGTTCCAAAAGACGCTGCGACTTCAAATCTTCAGCGGCAGCCTTCACCGACTCCTTACCCAAATCAAACAACTGTCTGACCGCAAAACCAGCAGCCAAACCGCCCATAATGCCCTTGATAGAGTGACCAAAACTCTTAAAACCACTCTCAGCTTGCTTCAAAGACTTGTTATCAACCTTATAGGCGATAGGAATACTCAACGCAGCCATTACAATCCTCTGTTCGCAATCTGAATATATTTCTCAATAATGTGACGCACTTCAGCTTCCAGTCTAGGTCGGTGACTCTCAATCGCAGGCCACGCATAACGCGACGGCCGCCCACCAGACGAATTCAACTTACGAATCATAGCCTCACCTTGACCGTTCAAAGTGTGACGCATCATCAAACCATTACGCGAATACATACGAGTCATACCAGACCCACGAAAACCTCGGTCAATGTAACGACCCGAACGACCAGCAATATCCGCAATCACAGTCGCCGGGGCCAACACCTTCACCGATACCAAAGAAGTCACAGCAGACCGACGCGAACCAGAAGTTTTGAAAGCAACACCCGTCGCATTATTAGCCAAAGAACGACCCTTAGCGTTCACCTGGTGATTCCAAGCCAAACGACCCCTAGAATTCGATGCACCAAACGGTGACGAAGTAGGCAAAGCCGATTTGATAATACTCTCAGCTTCACGACCAACCTGTTTAGCATCCTTAGCCATCTGCTTACGAAAACCTGAGTCAATAGCAGCCAGTTTACGATTCAACAACCGCAAATCAGCGGCAGTCAAAACTTTAGACTGGTCAAGTTCAAGTAAAGGCATAATACAAGTTTACTCGCCGCTATTTTGAAACTTGTAAGCCATCCACATAGTCCACAACATACGATCAGACTCCTGCAACAAAACCGCCGGAGCAATCCCAGTCGCCACCGCCAAATTAGCGATAAACCAATGCTCAGAGTTTTCGCCTAAAGGCTGGAACCTTTTGGGTCAGCAAGCGACACCAT